AGTTTCCAGCCACTTCATTAGCTACTTGAATACGTAAAGATGGTTCAGGTATCTTACCACCTGCTTCCATGCTGATACCTGAAATTTGGTATGAGGCCGGTGTAAAGTAAACACCACCCAGTGATGGTCCAGTATTGAAACCTATTACTGAGCTAGACATACGGAGAACCGTAGTCCAACCAGTTGGTTTACCAGGACTTGATGCCAAATCAATTATCAGCAGTTCAACTATCTTACCTGGGTTTAATGAGTGTGCTCCATTAATCATCAGTAAAGCACTCCTGAGCGATGATAGTCATGTTGGGCGCATAATCACCCGTGATGTTACTTCTCAAAAGATAAAAGTAGCCAAAGGTATTGCCTGTTCTATCTTCAGGTAAAGTCGCAATGCGAATAGCCTTACCAGTGCCAATATATTGTGCGCAGAAGTTTCTCAAGGTAATAAAGTCACTCGTATTCATGTTTGAGTGAATAATGTTGAACGTGCCGGGGTTGTTCTTGATACCCAGACCAAAGCGGAGAACCGCTCCGTCGCCCATTTCAAATACCTCGAGCTTTGGATTGCGCTCGATGGTGCTTGACCAATCCATTTTTACGCTAAGTGTTGGAAAATTAATTGCCATATATTACCTTATCTTGAAAAAGTACCACCACTACGGTGCTCGTCCATAATGGTGTCCATCATATTGCTTTCTATCTTGCGACCCCATACTTCAAGATCTGCCGTTGTGATATTGCTACCTGGTGCAATGCTAATGCCGCCAAGATTAAAGCTGTAAGAACGTGAATTAGACGTACTGGAACCGCTGTTCAACATGTGGTTTGGTATGATATTTCCATTAGATGGTGGTGTGAACAACTCAGGGCCCTTTTCACCAACCACGTATGTTTTACCACCCAGAACTGGACCACCTTCAGCTTTGAAGCCTGCTAAGTTCATACCCAGACCAATCAACTGGCGGGCTGCAACTTTTGCTAATTCGTTGTTAATTGTTGATACAAAGTCCTTGATATCAAACTTACCAGTCTTGATAAACTTAGCCATGTTATCTTCCAACGAACTAAAGACAGATGACATTGAGTCACGAGTGGCAGTTGCCATGTCTTTGACTCGTTTCATGTAGTCATCAACACCTTGCGCAAAGCCAAGTGTCGCAGTTTTGGACTGTTCGTTCTTCAAGCGCATCTCTTCCCAAGCTTTCATGTAATCTTGTACATACTTGGTGGAGTCCTTGATACCACTTTGATCTGCATCACGTTGAATAGCCAGTTGTTGACCCATGCGTTCATGTTCTTCACCAACAAGACCCAACAACTTGATCTCATCGGCCATTGCTCGCAGTCGATCAGTTTGTCCTTTCGCAAATGCATCTTCACGACCTGCATCAGCATTAGCTTGCACTTGCTTCTTGTACAGTTGCAATTGGGCTTCTGTAACTGGTATTTGCTTCAATGAGTATTGCAGCTTCATGTTCAAGTAAGCTAGTTCTGATTCACGATCAAACTGTCCAACTTTCAACACCGAGTTCTGAATGCCTAACTGCTCAGTTTGTACACCAATCAAGTCGTTTTGGCGAGTAAAGTATTTTTCATTGGCTTGCATTGCTTTACCAACATCAGCTTGGGTAATACCAATCTTTTCCAAAATACCAGGGTGTGCCTTTTGCAGTTCCATCAATTCAGATTGCTGCTTCTTTTGTTGAGCCAGAGCATGCGTGTATGGGTCAATCTTACTAGTGATACTAATCCAAAGATTCTCAGCTTTCTTAAATTCCTTGTCGTCATACCCAGGTCCAGTGTCCTTGCCAACGATATTACCACCAAACACACCATCTTTCATGTTCTTCTTGGCGTTCTCATACGTAGACCTAACCTTACCCAGCATCTCTTCTGCTTTCTTGGTATTGGCTTCAGGATCACTATCACCCCAAAGACCCAGACCGATTAAACCACCTTTAGCTTTAGAACCAGTGTCGTTACCCAGTATCGCACCAACTGATGTATTGAACTTCTTCAAAATCCAGTCCATTACAACCAGCATCGTACCCGCTTGCTTAACAAAGTCCATACCAAACAATGATGCACCAACTACACCAGCTTCTTGAGCCCATGTGGGTAAGTTATTGTATGATTCAACAAACGAGTTAAGACCTTTCTTAATCAAGTTAAAGATTGGCGTCATCAAGTCTGCTAAGTTTGCAGTCGCACGAACAATCGTCTCAAATATTGATATAATACCATCACCGACCTTAACCGCCATCTCTCTTGATGTTGTACCAATACCAAACAGAGTCTCGGACACTACCTTAACAACTGATGCGAAGTAAGTAACTAAACCTGAATCGTTGTTTAGTTCACCCACGAATCTTTCCCACCAGTTTTTAGCCTGGGTAAGTGCTTCTCCAAATGTTTGTGGTAGTCGTTCAAACGATGCACCAGCTGACTCGCCTACTTTACTCAATGCATTAATTACTACCTCAGCAGTCAATTTACCTTGTGACGATAAGTTCTTCAGGGCGCTGATTGGTACGTTCATACCCTCTGCAATTGCCCTAGCGACAGCTGGTAAGTTCTCACGTACTGAACGGAATTCATCACCACCTAATTTACCAGAACTTAGAGCTTGTGACAGCTGATAGATACCAGCTTCAACTGAATTCTTAGCCATACCACCAGCTTTACCCAGCTTGTTGATGGTCTCTGTTAACTTAACTGCCTCATCATTGCCTTTACCCATCTGCATCATAGCCACACTCATCTTACTGAAAAGATCAACTGTTGCTTGCAAGCTCGTACGGCTATTATTAGCTGCATCAAATACTTTGGTTTGCATGGCATTAAATTCAGCTTGGTCTTTTACCACTTGCCGGACTTTATTACTCATTTCAGTATAGGCATCAGCAGAGCCTAATAGGCCCTTGATACCCTGGAATGTAGCAAACCCAAGTAATAGGTTCTGAATGTTTTGCAACGGGTTGACCATTTTACCAAGCTGTTCAGTAGCTTGTTGGGCCCCACCCGTAATACCTGACATACTTGATTGTACGCTCTTTAAGCCACCAAGGGCTTGTGCTGCATCAAGTACGACTCTAAGTGTTTGACTGTTTACCATTATTTTCCGCCATCATCTTTTTTAACTTTTGATTAGTCTTCTCAACAAATACCCTATCTATGGCATTCATTACATCCAGAAATGAATCGAGATCCAACCCGTGATCAGCCGCATAGGCTCGTTTTGCTATGTAGGGAATGCCGTTAACCCCATTACCTGAGTTAATACGGTCATTCTCTAAATCTTGAAATGCTCGACGATGGAAATCGCAGAAAAAAGGTAAATGTGGACGAGGGTGGGCTTTTTCGGCGGCTTTTGCTAGTTTCCTACCACCCCATTCAGCTTCCCACTCAATAGTCTCAATTATTTTTTTTTAATTTCTTCGTTCTTTTCGTCTGCTTCGGTGCCTGCTACTCGCATCTTGTTCAGCTCTGATTCGATGAACGTTTTAAAGCCATCGTCAAGCAAACACATTTCCTTTGCTAGATATGATTTAAATTCAACTTCAATGCCACCATCTACCGTAAAACCAGACCAGTCCATAATCAAACAGGCTGTGATTCTGGCTTGCATATCCATCAACTCTCCAACCATTTCACCTTCTAGCTCAGTCATCTTTGCCTTCTGAGCTGCCTTTCCTTCTTCGGTCTTAGGATCAAGGTCCAATCCAGCATCAGTCATCTTTTGAATCTCTTTCAACTTCAAGACTGACGTGATAGCGTGCTGTGCTCTACGGGTTGTTGGGTCCATTAGTTTGACTTTCACGCCATCCTGATAATCAACCCAAACACCTTCAGCTTTCAAGCTACCAATTAATTTCGTGATATCCATATAATCTCCTGTTAAAGTTATGAATCTTCGCTTGATATTTAGTTGAATGAAAGCCCATGACGATAAATCATGGGCTTTCATTAGTCAATTAAACTGCTGAGCGTGTAACTCTGCAAGTTCCGCCAATAACTGAGTCATAAACTGCTTGGTATGGGCATGCTAGTTCCACGTCAGTGTTGATACCACCAGCTACGTGAGTTGCATTACCAAACTTAACCTTAGGCAGATAGAACGTGTAGCTCTTACCAGCTTTGGTCAAAGTCGTGCTAATAGGAACATACAGCTCATTGTCGTATGCATTTAGAATCTGGGTAGCATTACCAAAGTAAGCTTGCAGGTTACCAGAAAACAAAGCTGAACCCATACCAATACCGGCCAGCGACTTAGAACCGATCTGACGCTGTTCACGTGCGTTGTTATTCAGACCCAGGTTAAAGGATTGAATACCGTCAGCATACTGAGCGCCATCAATCGTAAATGCCGTCATGTCAGACGTCAAGTTGTACACTGGGTTAGTAGGTGCAGGGGTAGGCGTCGAATCAAGCATGGTGGTGCTATTGGTAGAGCCGTAAGCCATAAAACCAAACTTACCAGTAACGAAGTTACCAGTACTCAATGCAAGGTCAAATGTGTTTGCTTGCGTACCAGGATATCGTTCAAGTTTGCCCACGTCAGTGAAGTGCTTCTCAATTGTGTATGAGCTGCGAGTTACGCCGTTCACCAGCACGTTATTCACCCAAGTACCAAGAAATACTGAGGCCAAGAAGTCGTCAAATGCGCCATACGATAGCTCAAAGTCGATTTCACCAGCAGCAGATTCAGAAGTCGTAACGTAGTCACCAATGTTACGATCTGAACGAATCTCGTTCGATGATTGCGAAGTGCGTGAAGATGCGAAACTTTCGCGGGTGAAGCGAATGTCTTGCATTTCTGGTGTTGTCGGCGTAACTCCTGGAGTCACCTCTTTCACATATCTAAGTGCGACGCGGTTTGCGTCGGCTGATGCGTTAAATGCCATAATATATTATCCTCCAAGCTTTATGCTTGATTATTTAGTTGTTTTGTTGCCATCTGAATGTTTATAGATACTGGTCAACTGAAAACGGAACCTCAATTACTGCTTGGTAAAACGTAGCATCTGGAGTTGGTCCAGACATGGCTATTTGTGCAGGGTATAATACCAGTTGATCACTGGATGTACTTTGCATAATAGTTGATACGGCATCAGCCAGTACTCGGGCTCTGTTTGAACCTTTACCTGCTTCTGTAAACACGGTTATATAGATGGCTCCGGTATGCCTAACCATCTTAATATTGATTGCACCAGGGTTAGCCGTTTCTTTCATAATCCGAACACAACACCACTCCTTTAGCTTTGTTTCATCTTCAACAGATGATGTCCCTTTACGGAGACCTTTTGAATTATCAAACTTGATTGGAGTAGTCATACTGTCCCAACCAGAAAGAAACTTGGTCTCAATAGCGGCTCGTTGTTCTGAATAGTTCATTTCATTGCCTTTGCTATTGCGGTTTTAAGCATATACTTGCCAGGTGTAGTATTAGTGCCATACTCAATATAACCAGCGTGATCTGAAACGTTCTCGATAATGGCTTTTCCACCAATATCTTTCATTAGAGTCAAAGTCCATTGGTCTTTTGCATGAGGCCCATCACCGTTACCCATTGGCGTATTGGCTTGAGCTTCTTTGAAAATAGCAGTAGCGGTTTCATTAACTTGATCAATGAGTTTATTGGTTAGCATCTTGATAACTTCTTCAGCTAACTGACTCTCAAGCGCACCAGCGCTACTTGCTGCTAATCGACCAACAGCGGCTTCACCAGCGGCAGCAGCACCAAGGCGCACTGCACCAAGAATTACTGGTAACATTATTTGAGCCT